TAGAATACGGAGCGGGGTAACCCCAAGCTCCGTACAACTGGGAGAGTAGGTTTCTGACCGCCGCCTACTCTCCACTTTTTATTGCGGTACGACAGGAGAGAGGAGGAAGAGCAAGGACTTTGAAGCTTAACCGCAATCACATTGAGGAGATCAAGATGTTGGTCTCCGAAGGTGATGTCAGTCTGACGGAACGTCGGGCTGTGTTCAACGCCAAAAGAGGCAGGCCAACCGCCCTCAACGACGAACAGTTCATTTTGGCGATTGCTGCCACGACCGACGATGACGATGACGAATTCAGCGTCTGCGTCGAGAAGGTCGAGAACAACGACTACGAGATCGCCGCTACCGCAGCATAGCGGCGTAGAGCCCCAGGATGTTGGCGCGGGTACCTGGGAAGCTCAGAGAGAGGGCGGGTGTCGTTGTCCCCGCTCTCTCTTTTTCTTTAGAGAATTAGGAGAGACCGATGACTGTTCTATATCAATGGCAAATGTATTGGCCCAATTGGTGGAAGATATGGCCATTCTATGCCACTATCCTAGACAAGGATTTCAATCAAAAAGTGCATTACGCCGGCTTCGGTCCGTTTCAATGTAGATGGAGAACACACACACACACAGGAGAGACCTCGTGAGCAAACGACGAAGGATGAAGCGCCTATTCCCTAAGAAATTTGCGTCGGACTATATCAAAGCTCCTAGGATTGATCATAATAAAGCTGCGGCATATAGCGCGCAGCGATCTAAGGCTACGTTCGGTAGCAAAAATGATGTTCAACATAAGCCAGATAGTAACTTTATGTCTGCGGTCCCTCGCACCAAAAGCTTGAGCACCTATGATCCTGATTGGAATGAATGGGTTCGCTCGCAGAGAGGGGAAGTAGTGGACGCTAAGCATGAGTTACTTAGGATTACACATGCTAAAGAACAAAAGCGATCCCTTGTCTACATGAAGGTATGGCAGGGACAACGGCACCAAGGAGTTCTTGAATACCATCGTAAAGTGATGGAAGAGAGCGACGGTTATTCTATAGTTATGTTCTTCTCTGGAACTGAAGTCCTATTCGTAATGGAGATCGGTAATAAACGTTGGATCTCTTGCACGTATGCAGGACTTGAGGTTGCGTTACGGCAATACAAAACCAATAACATAAGCTGGATCACAACCGAACCGATTTCTTGATGTAGGTAGGTCTCTCCTAGATCGCTCTCTCTTGCCTACGTCGGGAGTGTCCCTGGTGTCGTAGCGTTGGGTTGTGTTGGGTTCTTACCCCGGCTCAGTGTTTACGTTCACCAGGGACATCTTTTTTATAACCTCTTTCGGAGGTGAGCATGATTCTTCTGTACAAATGCGGACATGAGAAGATCGGAGCAATGTGGAAGGATGGATTGGTAGTCCATATCAAGACTTACTGCCCCGAGTGCATCAGTCAAAATAAGCTCAAACCAACTACTAAATTGTTCAGGGTAGGTGGTAAATCTTTAGTAGTTAAGCTTCGCACAAAGGGAGGATAGCGTGATTACATACACGCTGCTCAATTGGTATGCGTTCGCGTATGCGTTGGATACCTACGATCGCTGGCTAGGTGTGGTCGTTGCTCTAGTCCTCGTAGGTATGATGTATTGGATGCTGTGGCGTCACTCACCTCGTTACTTGGAGAGAGCAATGGCGAGGAAAATGGAACGCCGGAAGATCGCCGACGTTGTGGAAGCTGCGCTCGCAAATGCAGTCTACAACAAAGAGATCTCCGCTGCTGTGAAGCATAAGTACTCTAAACAATTGGGTAAGGCGTTGAGCCTACCCGACTTGATACCCAGGCGTAGGGTGCCGGATGTCAAGAAGACGAAGTTGTTTATCACTCGTCGCTTAATCGCAATGGGCGTGGACATTGCGAGTGCTGTTAACAAATTGAGAGGGAGGAGCCAGCCCAGCAAGAAAGAGAGAGTGTTGCGTGGACTGAAACAATCCAAGTCATAGGAGATCTCAATGCTAGAGCAGGCTATAGTAGTCCGTGAGCCCAAGAGTACATTGCCGGAGGATTTCAGGAAGAAACTCCTGGATGCCTATCCGATTGCCTTGGGCTACGCTGTCCCCCAGGACAACGAACGGATTGACTTCGAACTCTTCGATGGTGGTGAGGTGGAACTTGAGGCTGCCATCAACGAGGTCGAGAAGCACTACAGCGACGACCGTGTCTTCTACTACGCCGTTAATGCCGGTGATGGAGAGTTGAACTGGCATAGCATCCAGCCTTTCGAGTTGTTGTCTAACGACAAGGAGGGGGATGCTCGACGTTCTGTTCTCATGGCTATGGTGGTAGGTGAATTCCCTGAATTCGTTGGTCTTAACGAAGATGGGGAAGAGTTCACCGACGCCTACCACATGACCAATCGGTTCCTGATGCCGTTGGTCGATGAATTGTGGGACTTGGCAGGGCAGGATATCGAACGTCTGATGGCCCTTCTGGAGAAGAAGACACAGAAGGATAAGATCGCTGCCAAGCTCGGGCCTAAGGCTACGGTCCTCTTCATTCCTTGCAAAGGAGTGGCCTCGACTGTCATGTCCGGTACTGAGGGCAAGGCATTCAAAGGGTTCTACACCACCAATACGCTGGGTTATGAGGAGGAAAAACCTATCACAGGCAAAGGCGCAGTGAGCGGAAAGCTCTCGTTGAAGGCTCGTGCCGAGAAGAAAACTGAGGAGGAAAAGGAGGGGGAACCCGAGAAGACGGACGAGAAGAAAGAACTTAAGCCGGAGGAAATACTTGCCCTCCTAACTAAGGCAGGTACGCACAACTTCGCATTGGTCAACAATGTGCTGTACGCCAAGCCTCCAAAGAATTCTCCTTGGAAGGAGGCTAAGCAGTGGTGGAACAACCATTCTGTCCTCGAACGTCCTGACGATGCCAAGGTGTACGCTGGCTTCCCTGCCATAACTGGCTTGAAGCCTACCTCACCCATACGTGCATTCATGGCTAATGTGACTGGACCTGCTACAGCAGAGAGCGAACAGGGTCCGGCACAGCCAGATAAGAAGATTGCAGAAGGGGATAAGCCGGACAAGGGTGAAATCACCCTGTTCATCCCCGCTGACCAGAAGAAACGTTATCTCGAAATGAAGAAGTCGGGGATGTTCCCCATCTCCAGCAGAGAGAAGCTCAAGGAAACTATTTCTGAATATCCCTTGGCTTCCATCCAGCTTGGGGAGAACTATAACGATTTGGCCTTAATGAACCCAGCGGGTTATAACCGTCTTCCCGGCCATATCAAAACAATCCTGTGGCATGAGACCCGTCTCAGGCTATTAGGATTGATTGACGAGAAGGCGGAAGAGACGAAGGTGGCCACAGCTAACGCTGATAAGAAGCCATTGTCTCTGAAGGATCGTGCATTGCGTAAGACTGGCTAACCTGGGGTCATGCCTGGACCTCCTCTGACCCTGGGTGCAGGGGCACAGGGTAAGTATTCAGTACCTGTGTCCCTCTTATCTTCCCTCCTCAAGCACGGGAAATCCCCATGGTACACCGCGACCGCTACCCGAACTTCGATCCTTCTCTGTTCACTATCGGAAATAAGATCTTGGACTTCGGTCCAGACCTTAGTTACGAGCGTATCTGTACAGCCTACACCGTGGAAAAGATCTCTCTTTGGACTCTAACCACGGAAGATGAGTTCGAATTGGTGGCGTTGAAAGCTCACTCCATGCCTAAGGCACGGGCCGAAGGGATTCTCTATCGGATGTCTGACGAAGAGGTGAAATACCTTGACAAAGTGCGTCAGATTGGAGTAAAATGTGCCCGTCGTCGTGTCGCTATCTATGTTCCATTCAGAGACCATAGAGGCGATTTGGTTCAGACCTATGCCTGGATCTACGAAGGTCTTCGTAGGTACTGGGTTGATCTGATCGAGATGGACGACATGACCGGAAGATGTGGGAATATTCGTCAGAGTAAACCTGCATTCCAGCTGGCGCAGAGTGCGGCTAGCGACAACAAAACCCTCCACAATCGTTTCTGTCTCAATCCACCGCCTCTGCCCACTCCTGTTTGGGGTGACCCTCCGCAGGCAGTGATTGACCATTGTTACCATCACAATCGTAGACAGGCGCGTAGCAGATGGCTCAAACACTTCCTGAGTGATGAATTCTAAACTAGTACAATCGAGACTTCCTTGCCCCCAGTGCCCATCGTCAGATGCATATCATGTGTATGATGATGGGCACGGTTATTGCTTTTCGTGTATGTATTACAAACCTAGCCGAGAGGACTTCGAAGAAGTGTCTTTTACTTATGAGTATCTACCCTGGCGTGGTGTGAACAAAAGCACAATGGAGTTCTACGATGTCAGAACTAAGATTGACAGAGAAGGTAGACCAGTCGCCATTGGATTCAAATACCCAAGCGGACGATACAAAGTCCGAAGTCTTGACGAAAAGGTATTTCACTGGGAGCTTGGGGATGATCCAGGTACAGTTGGATCGGATGCAACTCTCTTTGGACAAGATAAGTTCAATCCAGGATCATACAAATACGTTACGATCACAGAGGGTGAACCTGATGCACTCTCCCTTCACCAGGTTATTGGCGGGCCTGTGGTTTCTGTGCAAAGTAGTTCTAGTGCTAGGCGTGATTGTATTGGTGCTCGATCCTGGCTTAACGAATACGAGCGCATATATCTCGCGTTTGACAACGACGCCCACGGCCGTGATGCTAAAGCAGTGGTTGCTAAACTATTCGATTTTAATAAGATCTACGATGTAAAGTTCACCACTCACAAGGATGCCAACGAATATCTTCAAGCTGGTGAGACGGAGGAACTCAAGAAGATCTGGTGGAACTCTAAGAAGTATCTTCCAGAGAACATTATATCTTCTAAGGAAGAGTTTGTTAGTATTCTTAAAGCCCCTATTAAGTTAGGTGTGGCTTATCCGTTCACTAAGCTGACGGAAATGACATACGGAATAAGAACAGGCGAAACTGTCTTGATAACAGCCCAAGAGAAGGTGGGGAAGACTGAGTTCATGCACTTCCTATTATACAACCTCTTGAAGGAGACAGGCGATGATGTTAGTATCGGCGGCCTCTTCATTGAAGAGCCAAAGCAGAGAACACTTCAATCGTTGGCTGGAATCGAAATTGGGAGACCAGTCCACTTACCAGACTCGGGTGTTACCAACGATCAGATCGTTGAAGCCTTCAATAAGGTTGTTAAGCGGGATGACCGCCTTTATCTTTACTCTCATTTTGGGAGCGATGATCCAGAAGTCATTCTCGACACCATTCGATTTCTTGCCACTAGTTGTGCTTGTAAGTATGTTCTTCTCGATCATATTGGCATGGTTGTGTCTGGGTTGGGAGGTGATACGGAGCGCGTGGCACTCGACTACCTCTCCACAAGACTAGAAATGATGGTGAAGGAATTGGACTTCGCCTTGATCTACGTCTCGCACGTCAATGACTTCGGTCAAACAAGAGGGAGTAGGTACCTTGGAAAACTCTGCGACCTTAGAATTGATCTCACGAGAGATACTGCTCATGCTGATCAAAGAGTTCGGAACACAGTTAATATTACTATACCGTACGGACGATTCTGTGGAAATTCAGGACCCGTCGGGTCGTATCTGTTTGATCCTATGACACAACGATACTCGGAGATCTACAATGTCCCAGATACCAATGATATTGCTATGCGTGATGCAGCATAAAGTGGATGAGAGTTTGTTTAAGTTCTGTTGTAAAGATCGTAGCTTACCGTTTGCGTTGCGTTCCCAAGTCATCAACCAGTATCGCAGACAAGCAAGGAGAGAGCTATGCGCGATATCCTAGTCGTGAGAAGAAAGGACTATGCGTATATTCTTGGTGAGACTGTGAGGGGTAAGAACTGGATTATCCAGAACGTAGGCTTAGGCCAAGCCGATAGCTTTAGAGTTCAAATAGATTATATAGAAGACATAGTAGAGTCTTTGCACAAAGAGGATTTAATAGTAGAGGTTATATGATTGGCGTAAATTATTGGAACTTAAGTTACTGGCGTACAGGTGAATGGCAAGTCATCATGGAAAGGCTTAAGGATGAAACTCAATACAATCCTCCTCGTACTGAACTTTTTGCTGCTCTGCGGCTTGTACATCCAGAGTCCTGCAGAGTGGCGATCATCGGCCAAGATCCTTATCCCAAACGCCTACACGCAACCGGCGTTGCCTTCTCCATCCCCGCAACATGTGGAGTAGGAGAATTCCCGCCGACGCTAGTTAACATCTTCAAGGAATACGAAGATGATCTACATTACCCCGCACCTAAGAACGGGGACTTAACCCCATGGTGTGAGCAGGGGGTGCTATTGTGGAATGTGTATCCAAGTTGTGCCACAGGCAAACCCGGCTCACATCATTGGGAAGAATGGACTTACTTAACCAAAGAGATAGTGGAGAGACTCGATGGTCAAGTTGTTTTTGTGGCTCTCGGAAGGGTGGCCCAACTTCATACTGTGGCTTGTACTCGTAGCCCTGTTATTCATACAAGTCACCCATCTCCTTTAGGAGTCAGTAGAGGCTTCTCAGGGAGTAGAATATTCACGCGTACTAATGCTTTGCTTAGCGAACTAGGCAAAGAACCAATTAACTGGAGATTATAACCATGCAACAAGCAATTATCACCGCCATAATCCTTACCCTGATAGGTATTATCGCCTACGTCGTCTACATGAATACACACGGAGTCATCATCTTCTAAAGAATAACTTATTCCTATATGAGGTCAAGTAGGAGAGAGCGATGGGCAATCATAACGTCAAGATAACTAACCCTAAAGGCGAATGGCGTTATCACTTTGCCGAGCCGGTGACTCTCTACGTAGCTAAAGATTTCTTAACTAAATACGGCCCCGCTCCTATTGGTTGGCAATATCAAGTTGTCAATCTCAATAAGAAGCGTAGGAAGTATGCAGATTATATTGTTATCACAGGGTTTGATACTCAAGGTGACTTTGTAGATCAGCGTAAAGCTAGAGTACAAACCAGCAATGGTTGGTATACCCCTAGGATGGCTATAAGAGACATGAGGGCTCTCGGTGCCTCCTGGTTCTGCCGTGAGAAGGTCTACACTCAAGAGGTTAGTCAGGAGTACTCTCATGAAGTGGCATCAGAAGCGAACTCTGAGGACTCTCGTAAAGAGGCTGTCTAAAGTATCCCATCTTATGTGGGACCAAAGGGAGATAGCTCTTCTTGAAAGTGCTGTCGCACGTATCCTTCAAGCCACTGAACTTAAGAATAAGTCGAACGGTAAACGACTCACCCAGAGTGAAATAGGAAGGATTGTTGCTTTACGGAGAGCTGGCAAACTCTATAAGATTATACAGCATGATCTTAACGTAAGCTCTATGACTATCCGTAGAGTGCTGCAAAAGAACGGGATTATGCCTCGTTCCTATGGAAAGCAAAAGGGGGCCGGTAGGGGGGTACAGGGGTACCCACAGAAACGCACCAGTGAGCTTCCTAAGAGCAATGGCGGGCATTCTATAAGCAATGGAGGGGGAAGTGGCTAATACCCCAAAGATCCCTCTAAAACCGGAAGAAGAGGAAAATGTAGTGACTTTCACACCTAAATTAATAACAGGAGGGAAAGAACCTCCGGAGGGCAGTAATTGGCTTGACAGAATAGCCTTAGGTACTGTATTCTTAGTGCGTTACAAGACTAACCCAGCTGAGTATGTCTTAGGTCTATTTAGACTTATGCATAAGACAGATAGATCAGTAGGCTTACAATCCCCTACTGTTCCCCATACGATATGGGTTAATCCTAATAGATTCTGTAATGTCTTTGATCTTCATGAAGACTTAGGCACCTTAATAGAAGAAGAAACAGGAGGCGCCAATGACAAAGGTAATCGGTTTGCAGGAGTCCCAGGAACTGAGGACCCGAAGGTGGAATGATCTCTTGGAGTCTAAGAGATCTTACCAAACCTTCCGCAATAGCTCTGACGAGCAAGAGCAGCAGATTGCTGCTATAGACAAGGATTACTACAACAGAACCCTAACGATGTATGTGGGTTAGGGTTCTACTTTGAGAATTGTAATAGACATTGAATGCGATGCTTACAACAATCCTACGAAGATTTGGTTGATCGTTTGTAAGAACATAGATACAAACGAGTATCACATATTCAGGTGCGAAGATGATGAACAAGCTAAAGAGAATTTCCTTAAGTTCGCAGAAAGTGTGGACTTATGGATTGGGCATCATTTCCTTGGCTTTGATTGGCCTTGTCTCAGCAAGCTTCTTAACCTTCAGTGTGATAATGTTTCTACTCATTGTATTGACACTCTCATTATTTCCAAGCTTGTAAACTATTCACGAGAGGGCGGACACTCTATTGAACAGTATGGAGAAGAGTTTGGTCTACCTAAGGGAAAGAACCATTATCTAGAATTCTTTAAGAAATGGTCTCAACCGTTGGAGGACTATTGCATACGAGATGTGGACATTTGCCATAGAATTTATCTTAAGTATCTGCCTATTATATCTGATCCTACATGGGCTAGTTCTATTGAGTTGGAACACTCCTTCCAACTTATTGTCAATGAGTTACATGACGGGGGCTTCCATTTTAATAAGTCTAGTGCTACTGTATTGCTTGCTAAGGTAGAAAAGCAATTAACTGAGTTAGACAAAAAGATCTTAGAAGCATTTCCTCCTAGAGAAGTATTGATTAGGGAGTTTACGCCCAAACTCACCAAGTTCGGGACCATATCCCGAACGAGTGTGCCCCGAGTTCTTCATCACGAAATACACAAGTATGAGGATGGTAAGACTTATAAGCACACTCGATTAGAACCTTTTAACCCGAGTAGTCATAAACAGCTGATTGAAGTGCTTAATGAAGCTAAGTGGAAACCAGAAGATAAGACCCAAACACACATTGATGTCGAAAGAGAAATTCAAAGAAATAAGAAACCTTCTGAAGAAGAACGACATCGGCTTCGACAACTTATGGTTAGTGGGTGGAAGATTAATGAAAATAACTTAGGTACATTGCCAGATGGGGCTCCCGAAGGAGCCAGGCTCCTAGCTAAGCGTATCCTCCTGGAAAGCCGTCGACGGACTCTTACCGAATGGCTTGGCCTCGTCCAAGAGGATAACCGTATACACGGTAGGTTCTACGGCATAGGAGCCTGGACCCATCGTATGGCTCACCAGCAGCCTAATACAGCAAACATCCCTACGCCTGTTAAACTCCTAGGCAAAGAGATGCGAGAACTCTGGTGTGCTCCTAAGAATAGAGTACTAGTTGGTGTTGATGCAGAAGGTATTCAGCTTAGGGTATTTGCCCACTACATCGACGATAAGGAGTTTACCGATGCCCTCGTCAATGGCAGGAAAGAGACTAAAACCGATCCGCATTCGCTTAACCAACGAATCCTTGGTAGCGTCTGTAAATCTAGGCAAGACGCTAAGCGTTTCGTCTATGCGCTCTTACTTGGCGGGGGACTTGGAAAGCTTGCTCAGATCCTTGACTGTCCAGTACCCGAAACACGCAAAGCGCTTGATCGTCTACTCGAACGGTACACTGGATTCGCGTATCTTAAGCGAACTGTTATCCCAAAAGATGCGAGACGTGGATACTTTATCGGATTGGATGGTCGTAAGGTCCCGCTCCCCGGCAGCACGGAAAGTGAGAGAACTCATCTATGTATGTCTGGGTACCTACAAAATGGCGAAGCCATTATCATCAAGAGAGCCGCTATTATTGCGGACACTAATCTTGAACCTGAAAAGAGACTTGGACAATGGATGTTCGTAGACATAGTTCATGATGAGTTACAATCTGAAACTAGGAATTCAATGGACTTTGCTTTGAGAGTTGCACAGATTAAAGCAGACGCAATCAAGGAAGCAGGAGAGATATACAAACTTAAATGCCCAATGGCAGGAAGCTATTGGAATGAAGATAACAAAGACTATACCATAGGAACAAATTGGTATAAGACACATTAGGAGTATGAAATGCTTTACGTAGTCAATACAGATATTGAAGTTGAAGCAAAGAATGAAGAAGCGGCGGAAGATCTTGTCTTGGACAAGCTGGCAGAAGTTGATGCAGATATCTTCGTCGCAATTAGAGGAGTGGAAGAAGTAACTAATGCCTAAGCAATATGAATTTTTTCAAGGTAAGGCTCATCATGCTAAAGTTCAGCATCCTGATCTTGTGTATAAGAACTGGAACCTTAAACTTTATCCGACACCGGAATCTTTAGATAAATTTATGAAATTGAAGGAATCTAAAGAGGAAACAGAAGGTATTTTGAATGAAGTTAAAATGGACGACGACGGTACGTCTATAACGCTCAGACGTCAGATGTATAAGGACTTCGGAAGAGGTGTTGAACCATTGTCTCCTCCAGATGTTTTAGATGCCGAAGGTCGTCCTCTTCCCAAAGATGTAATGATCGGCAATGGCTCTGATGTCACTGCTAAAGTTGAGGTCTATACGTTTAAGAGACCCTTCAAGAAAGGTATCTTCTCAAAAGGAAAGGCAATTAGACTAATGGCCGTTAGAGTAGATAACTTAGTCCCATATACAAAGGAGTCTCGTGACGAAAGGAAAGAGAAAGACCTTAAAGGGTTGGATGACCAACCTCCTCAGCTATTCTAAAGATTATATTAAATCTCTAGATTCTTTAGGCTATTGCTATCCTATAGCCCAAGAAGAAGGAAACAAGAAAATGAAGAACAAGTTCCATATCCTCCGTATGCACAGTCTCAATTACGAGACGTACGCAGAGGCGGAGAGAGTTGCTAAGCAGTATACGGTTAAGAATGACGAACCGTATGCCATCGTGCAGGCCATCGCCGTGACTAAGGAAGTTGTTCCGGCTATCGAGGTCGAGAAGCTTAGCTAACAGTTTGGGGGGAGCAATCCCCCCATTAGCGAATTGTCAAACCGCGTATCCGGAATGTGATGCGGATACAAATACTCTCTAACTCCCAGTGTCGGTGCGAACGGCGGTCAACCGTGGCGTGTATCAGGATCATATCCTGAGGCCGAAGGGGGAGAGTCAGGAAGTTGCGAACCTGGATTCGCAGCAGCACTTAACTAGTGCCGTATCGTCGGAAGACAAGGCGTGCAGTCCGACTGTGAGACGCCAACATCCCCTCCAAAGGATGGAAACGACTGAGGCGACACAACTGTGCTCACACGCCACGCTATCCTGTGAATGGAAGCTCTGGTGTCAGCACCTGGAAGCAGGTGCACCCGCCTAGCTGTCCGGTGGAGGCTAAAACAGGACCAGCACCTACCAGGACCACAAGCTATGACGCCTGTCCGGTCGCAGACGTGAGATCAGCGTGCTAAGTCCTGTTCGTGTCTCGTCACCTTAGGTCAAGTCCAGCTGCTATGGGCTCCTACTACGGTGGGGAATAGCAGGGCGAGAAGAGGGACGGCAAAACAGGAATGTAATAGCCCTAGGTCAACCAGGCTAACTCCCTGGTGCAGCATAGTAGTAGTCCAGAGACACGTCTCCTACAGCCTGGTGATGGATGTAGTTGGCTTGAGCATCTCTGGCAGCATGTCCTAACCTCGAAAGTCCATAGATGAGGGTGGCAGAATGGCGAGGGAGGTTCGAATCCTCCTCAGTTAGAGCAAGTCTTTACAACTGACGTTGTAGAGATGCGGTAGCCAGAGTTGGACGTTCAACTCTAGTCATGCAGCTGGTGTGAAAGCCGGCCAATGTCGGTGCAAGTCCGACCCCGGAGTCGTGAAGATAGAGGAAGGGGACGCACGTAATGCAAAGACGTGCCTCGCTGATGTCTCGATGCCCGTTCGATTCGGGCGGTGGCCCCCCCACTTCTAGGTGAACAGAGGCGCAGCATCACTGAACTGCAGGTTCGAATCCTGCCCCGTGTTGAAGGAAGTATCCTAGAAACCGGAGAACGGGTGGCGTAATAAAGTCCGGGACTGCAAACGGAGGCAAACGCACTGCTGATTCGGCAGGGTTCAGTTCACGAGGTTACCCTTGGATTAACCCACCATTTGGGGCGAGGTGAAACAAGGCTAATCCTACCTCAATAAATGTCCGTCCCTAACGCTACTGACGGTATCTGATAAGGGAATGGGCAGCGGTCTCCCAAAAGTCTGTGAACCAGCGCAGGCCGTGGGTTACATGCATGGCAGACGAGCGTCCGTTCGCACTAAGGGACACTAGTACCGTAAGCAGGTAGGGCCACGAAACCCGAAGACGCAAGCACCAAACGTCAACGACTTTGGAGGCTATAATGACGGTGTACTATCTCTTCACCCCTAAGCAGCCCCCTTAAATAGATAACAAGACGACGGGGGCCGGTGCAAACCTAACCCCCGCTTAATTAATTTGAACATGAATAGCACGGGAGCCTCACATGAATAATCTGAAGCCGACCCGTATCGAGTTTCTTCCACCTCAATATGAGAAAGGCGTTCGCACCCATAAGCTAGGTGGAACTAGGTTGGGTCACGAGCATGATATGAACGATGCTTTCTTCGCCAGAGTTGATTGGTGGAGAAAGTATGACGGTTATCTCAAGACAATGGAGAAGAAGGAAGATAAGAAACAATGGTCCGCATTCTTGGTGGCCATCCTTCTGCTTCTGATCCTCTCCCCCATCGTCACTTACATCGAATACCTCATCATTTGGAAGAAGATCCTAGGGTTCTAAGGAGGAACCCATTAATTGACAATAGATACACTTATTTCTGATATATATACATTAGTGAGAAAGAAGGATGGTTGGTTTACAAAGGAAATTGGAGAACATTTCTCAGAAGGGCTGGCTAGGCGCATTAAAGAGCAATTTGAAGGAAGACAAGGCCCGCCTACACTCCGTCTCTCTCAGATGGGACAACGCTGTCCGAGAGCACTGTGGCATAGCATACACACTCCTGAACTTACTGAGGCGCTACCGCCTTGGGCTGAAGTAAAATATTCCTTTGGACATACGATAGAAGCACTGGCCATAGCCTACGCAAAGGCTGCTGGTCATGAAGTGACGGGGGAACAAGATGAACTGGTATTGGACGGCATTGTTGGTCACCGCGATTGTATCATTGACGGCTGTACCGTTGATGTTAAGTCAGCTGCTAGCATCAGCTTTACCAAGTTCAAGAGCGGAGTATTTGATGATCTCTTTGGCTATCTTGATCAGCTGGATAGCTACGTATTGGCTGCTGCAGATGATCCTCTCGTGAAGGTTAAGGACAAAGGATATCTACTTATTGTCGATAAACAGCTGGGACATATGCACCTTTACCCACATGAGGTCACCAATGACCGAGAAAGAGTTCTTAGGGAACGAATTAGAAGTTACAAGTACATCGTTAGCCTGGCTGAGCCGCCTCCTTGTGAGTGCAGATCTATCCCGGCTGGAGCAGCAGGCAACATGCAGCTTGATACAAAAGCGAGCTACTCGTCTTACAAGTATTGCTGTCATCCTCACCTACGGACCTTCCTCTATGCACACGGACCTGCATACTTCACGAAAGTAGTTAAACGTCCTTTTAATCAGAATGGACCGATAACAGAGGTAGATCGTAATGGAAAGGTAGTTTACAATTGATTAAAAATGTGCTAAAATAAAAGCTTCTTTACTCTTTAGCTTAACCAGAGTGTTAAGTGTTTCTCTTTTCTTATTTTCATAGAGGACTAAAGCAATAGGGGGTTACTATGTTGTATGAAAGAACTAGAAAGCAACACGGAATCCCCAGAGACCCGGCTACCTACCGTTGGTGGAGAAGAAATAACGCAATCACCTGGAAAGGTGTTCCAACTAAACAAATGAAAGTACCTGAATTAGTTAGAGATGCCAAAGGCCAAGTCAACTTCAGTAAGAAACAGATTCGAAGCGAAGATATACACCCAACTACGACGGGCTAAAGTCCCTTTTAAGTATGAATCAGAGAAAATACCCTATGTGGTTGCTGGCCACTATATTCCGGACTTCATTATTGACACTCCTAACGGTACTTTGTATATTGAATGCAAAGGATATCTTCGACGTGAGAGTCGCGTTAAGTTATGCGCTGTCAAGAGACAACACCCAGAACGAGACATCCGAATGTTATTCTACAGTACCGATAAAAAGAACATTCGCTGGGCAATAAAGAATGGTTTTAAGTATGCTATCGGAACAATACCAACAGAATGGCTAAAAGGATTATAAGCATGAGCGACTGGATCAAACAACTAAACAGCAGATGGTGGGATGGATACCTTCTAGGATTCATGACTGGTGTATTCGTCTGTTTCGTTGTGCTGTGGATATTAGCAGAAGTTGCAGGACTGTAAAACTATCGAGAATATCCTACAAACATATTCTCTAGAAGAAATCTTTGAACTAAATGAACTCACCGAAGCAGATGTACTTCTCTTCCTGGTTGAAGAAGAATTCTTAACCCTTCCAGCACCGAGGCCGCTATGATCCCCTTCAAATCGTCGGACATAGACACCATACTTAAGATCATGGAAGAAGAAGGTGGAGACTTCTGGCACATCTACAGAACTAGATTCTACTGCCAAACTTGCGGACAACACAAAGATTTGTGTGTCTGCGAAGGAAACAAATACGGACAGCGTTTAGATAATTCTTCATGACTAAAATAAAACATCCTAGCAATAGGTACGAGAGATTAGTTAATGCCCAGAAGAAGGAAGCCGAAAGACAACGGCGACACAGTGCACTTCGGAGAAGACTTAAAGAACAGGTCAAAGACCAGGAGACCAGAAATGAACTCCAAGAAGAAGCTCGAAACTACCCAATGTAAGTTGTCTTGGAGTAACATTGAAAACCAGATAGCCTCTTTCCTCTATGCGACTAAGGCTATCAAACATGACCATGAGATACTGAGTATTAGTCTTGGTTACGCGGGAGGGTACGTCTCTCACGATAAGATAATACCAGTTGAAGTTATAACCACGAAGGGGGTACATACAATTAAATTCAATGGCAAGGAATTATAAGAAAGAGGCAGCTTATGAAGCCCGCCCTGAACAGGTGCGCAGACGAGTTGCCCGTAACAAAGCTAGACGTAAAGCCCTTCGTGAAGGGCGTGTTCACAAAGGTGACAATAAAGAATTAGACCACCTTGGTTCTCATCGAACAGGTAGTCTTGACAAAGTACCCACTAAAGTGGTAAGTAAGAGTGCTAATAGACGTAGACAGCCTAAAACTAAAGCTAGAGGTTCTGCACGTAAATAATGCTAAATAATGGTGCAGCCTCAGTAACTGGCAAATCTTGTAAGTTATTAAATTTAGATTTAGCTTCGATAGCAATTTGTCTAGGTAATATCGTATATGATTCGGAAGGTAATTGGGGTTATTATTACCACTACACACACCATTTAGATATGTAACAACAAGAAAGGAAAGTTGATGGTAGAGAAGATTAAAGATAAGGCGGTAAAGAAAGAACTGCCGCCTGAGGAGCTTAAGGCCATTGCAAGGGCCAAGTCTGCTCCAGATAAAGTTAATTAGTCCAATCGTGATGACGATGGCAAAGGGGGTCGAAAGGCCCCCTTCTTTCATGGCACAAACAACAAAAAGGAGTCTGCCATGTACGATCTCTATAGCGATGACTGCAACAGCACCCCCGATGAGCGTAAGGCTGTCTACCTCAGCAACCAGCTGAATGCGTCTTACTGGAACAAGATCAGTGAGCTTCGCGAGCACTTCCACATGGATCCTCCGTGTCCTCCCATGTCTCCGAAGGAATATGTGGAGCGAATCAAGGATGGTAAGTTCGAGTTCGCGAAGCACGGACTCAACGATGACGGTTCTTGGCGAGTCGATGAACCGGATCAGAATAATCCCTTCGCAGTCTACAACGTCAGCGGTTACATCCTCTGGGTGGACCCTGATCATCCTAAGGATGCAGAAGGTTACACGGCTGCAGAGAAGCTGATGGAGAAGGCACTGAAGGATGCTGAGCGTATGATCGCAGTCAGCAATCCTGCCGAGGGTCTGGCTGCTCTCGAAAAGTTCGAGGCGGAGACTTTCCACTAGGTGTCGTTATTACGACCCAACTACCCATAAGAAAACACCCTCTGGGGAGCAATCCTCAGGGGGTGTTTTTTATTGTCTATATTAAATGTTAAGGTTTATTTAAATAATTCTGTAGCCAACATAACTAGGAAGGCACCTCCTGCCAACCAAGTAAGTGTGATTACTACTACTCCAAAAACCATAACAGTCTTCTCAAACCACGTCATCTACGTCTCTACCATCTAGTATTGTAGTTCTAAATATGAACTTAGGATCAGACTTATACCTAGAGTCAGACTTCACTAGAACCATAAATTCTCTATGACCCTTCTTAGTCCTTCCTACAAAGCAACCTGCAGAAGCAGAACCAATATCATCAGAAGCAGAGTCATAACCCCTATGCTGATTAATACCAAAATATCCTGTGTCTTCCTTGTCACCCTCACGTTCGTAATCCTTATTCAGATCTCTGCACACGGTGACTGGGCCTCCCGTCTGTACTAGAGCTTCGTGATTCCCTCTATGCATCCCTACTTGCCATGCCTCATACTGTCCAAACTTAATGCGAGCAGCACCTTTATGGTTAACAGGTCTAACGGTATACAGCTTACCAGGCTCTGTAGTAGCCTGCCAAATGCCCTTTATGATAGGTTTTTCCTCTGCAAAAGACATAACCATACGTACATCATTGAACTTATTAGGCGCATCATCATTCAATACGCCATCCGTATTTATACCCTCTACGTATATGATTTCCCACTCACCAGGCTTAGTAGAGTACTCATAACCATAAAGGTTCATTACGGTGGCTACCCTACTACCTAAATCTAATTTAAACTCACCAGCGGGCTTCTCTGTGGCAATGAGAGGCATTCTATTAGGGGTGGAGGGTGGATCCTCCGATGTAAACATTTTAGCAAACCAATTCATTTCTTCTCCTTAAGAATCTGTACCCAGTCCACCGCCACGTCTGGGTTTCTTATACTCATCAATATCTCTACGAAACTCAATGTCATCTTTCCTACGTCTAGTCTTATCAAACAATCTAGGTATGGGCAAAGCATCTGTTGCCATAGACTCACCTTTAGAGGTTAAACCTTGACGAACGTCTGAGAATCCTTCCCTGACTATATCTGAAGGTTTATCCTCAAACTGAGCATACTGTCGTCCTGTTAAGGAAGGAACTTCCTCAGTCAGAGGCGCTGGAGGCCATTCTTTAGGCTGCGTGGGCGGAGAAGAGATAGGCGGAGGGTTTACAGGGGGAGCAGGCCCTCTGGATATATTATCTAAAGCATAGTCGAAGCGATCTTCGAAGAACTTCCCATCGCTAGTGGTAATACCCATTACTTAGCAGCCTTTGCTTTAAGAGCCTTACGTCTCTCTTCTTCTTCCTGCTCAAGCTTCTTCTTATCAGCAATAGACTTAATCATATTCTCGGGAATACCTTCCGGAGGCTTACTAGGATCAAACTTGTAACCAAAGGTAAACATAGTCTCTAGAAGCCAAGCGTCTATATCTGCATTCTCCTGTTTAGCTATATTAGCCATTGAGGTTAGCCCAGCATTCAGATTATCTATCTGATGTTTGATGCGCGGAAAAGCTTGAACTGCTTGATACCTCTCCCCTCCGGCAGCTTCTGACGGCGATACAGGAGCCATAGATACGTCCCATTGATGGAATTCTTGATCCCATCTAAGAACAATTCCGGATCTAACTTGTATATCGTTTAGATCTCTAAGCGAAGACCGGAAGATCTCCTGACCGAAGGATTGTGTAGCCCAGTCCATATAGTTCAACCATTGCTTCTTATCCTTCTGACCTAGCTCCCACATAGTCTTAGTGACATCATCAGACGTTAACCGCTTGAATAGGGAATACTTATCGTTCTCAAACTTAGACAATAGTCCACGGTTTGCAGGATCAAATAAAGCTTTAGCAATATTCATCTTCATTTCTTCAGGAACCTTAGGACTAGTTAATCCAGTGTTGGGATCGTCTACAATCTTAAGCATCTGATCGAAGACTTCGGGAACAGGTATCCCTTTTTCAACAGCTTTATTCACTGAATCTAGAATAGTATTCGTTCCACCGTTGCCTGCAGCAGGTTGATTAATATGATCCATAGTCTGCTGTGCAACCCAAGCCTTCATAGCAGGAATTAGATTAGGCTGACCCGTCAGAAATTGTGTGAATAGCTTTTCAGATACACCAGCACCAAATTGCTTGGTAGCTTCCATAGAACGCATGAATGGGCCTAAATCTTTATGCTTAAGTAAACCTAAAGTAGTGTCATTCGTAATAGCTTCTGAAGTCTGCTTAGCTAAATTGACTGCGCCATAATTCTTATCAAAGATGGAAGCAGAGGCCATTCTAAATACGGAAGCCCCATCATCTATAATCTTATTTGCTGCAGTAGTGCCTAACGTAGCAAACATACTCCTCTCCCCACCTTCAGCAAACTTCTTCTGCATAGCCTGACGATATCTGCCTTCTTGAGCTTCAATTTGTCTGCCAAACTCTACAGCCTGTTCTCCAGGAACAGCACCTGTTCTAACCTTCTCTAGTTGGTCAGCTACAGTAGTTCCAGATGTAGCCTCGATTCTATAGAACCAATTATTAGCTTCCGTCACAGCCTGTCTATTAGCAATGGGCTCAGCTTCTACCTTAGAGACTTGAGAACCCTTGATAGTCTTATCCATAGCCTGTCTATCAAGTTCGTCTTGACGCTCTTGCATCTCAAACTTACCGATAAAGGAACGAACATCATTGCCACTAATCTGCCCCTTTTCCCAACGGGCAGCTATGCCATTTTCACCAGCCATGCCAGGGTATTTTAAGTTCTTATCTATTAGATTACGGATATGCTTCTTATCTTCTTGGCCAGAAGTGATGAAGCTGTTGATGTCAGCAATCATAGATTTGATATAGGCATTAGCAGGATCTACGCCTGTGATCTCCTTAACCCTATCGTCAATGTATTCTCGGTAACCAGCAGGGTATCTAGAACGTATGTCCTTAGCCAGAGCATTTAACCTACCGAAGTAGTCAGTCTCAGAGAGCTTACCAGAAGCTCTGGCACTGGCAAAGGTCTGTAAGGTCTGTGGTAGATTCTTAATATCTCTAGGTAATTCTTCAGGAGGAGTTGTTAATGAGTCGGCTGTAGTAGATTTGGTACCCGCAACAGCCCGGACATACTTGTCAGTTCCTTCTAGATCTTGGGTATATGCGGTCTGTTCAGGAACGATCTCATTACGAACATCTTCACTAGCCTTCTGCTTAACATATTCGTCAGCACCTTTAACAACAGCACTGAATATTTCTCCAGCTCCTGCCAGGGATGCACTTACAAGACTCTTCTGTTGACCAACATCAATAGGTTTAGATAGACCTAAATATTGTCTTTCCTCTAAATCTTTTACAGGAGGATTAAAAACTGCCATTATTTATTACCTTGTTGTTGTTTCAAAGATTCTACGAGTCCCTTCTCAGCGGCAGGCTTACGAGTCTCAGGAACCTTCTTCGTGTAGTAATCCCAATTGATACTCTCAATTAGAGATTCATTTCCTTCAGCAGCGATTGATACAGCTTTACCATAGTCTTCTTCTGGATAGCCAAGCATCTTAAGAGCTGTGAAGCCTCTCTTGAAGAAAGCCACACCTTCCTCAGGACTATTTGCATTCAGTCCACGTCTAAACTCTTTAACGAAGATCTGTAGACCTTTGGCTGCAACTTCTTTTTCCTGCTCTCTGTTGAGAGCCTGTTGGTTCATTGTCGTAACACCTCTAGGAGACAAGCCAGAGAAATACATCCAAATAGCATTGCCTGTACTCACACTGTCGGGAGGTGTTAAGAAAGCTTCCTTCCTAGACACCACTCTGCCAGTATTAATGGCTGCTATGAATTTAGCTGTATTACTAATAGAAGATACTTCCTTAAACATATCTGTGAAGTCTTCCATCTTAAGAGGATGTTCATCCCCTCTGATGAAGCCAATCATAGTTCTATAGAACCCATTGAAGTTAGCTATGGTATTTGCCCCAGTGCTGAACGCAGCACCACCTAGGATATCCCAGATAGTACGATCAGACGTTAATGCTTGCTTGATGGGATCAAAGCCTTGAACTCCGAAACGTTCGTTTATGTTATACCAGTTGCCTGTAGTCAGCGCTAACAACATAGACGGTATGCCTTCGTTGAAAGCAGATTGAGCATAATCTTGTCCTACGACATATCCTTCCGAAAGTGCTTGTCTTTGATACCAGTCGCCAATAGGCAGACCAGTTAGTCCCATAGCACCAGGTACCCCATAAAGCGCAGCGTTGGTTAGGATAAGCCTACCTCTCTCTAGAGAAGTCAGACGCTTACTGAACATTAGTTCAGCCATACGTAATTGATAAGACAAGAACTGAATAGGAATAGACCAGACACCCGTCTGCGCTTTAGACGCAGAAGCTCTAGACATATTGATTGAGAGAAGATCAGCTCTATCTAGGATTGCAGCCTTATCTGCATCTGTAATACGACCAGTAGGATTCTTAGCTCTGTGCTCTAGGTAGGATGTATACCAAGCACCTAGACGAACACTACGCTCGCCTTCTGTGAACGGAAGTCTACCCCACTGTAAGAACTTACTCCCACCATGGGAGACGAAGTTCTTCTGCATAGGATTGTCTAAGAAGACATGCTCACCAGCTACGTTAGCAAAACCAGTACTCTTCAGAAGATTATATGCTTCCTTCCACTGACCAGGCTTAAATGTTGCTGTCCCCATCCAACCGGGAGCGAATATCTTTCCTTCGGAAGCTAATTTGTCGAGGTGATCTATGATCTCAGGATTCCTGTTAACCCTGGACCACTGATGTAGCATAGCCGCTCTGGACCCAGGGGCTGCCATCTTAGCGCCCGCTATTCCAAATATGGCTGAGAAGGTTTGTGCTTGGACCATTAGCTGCGGTAGAGCAAACACCCCCAGCTTAGCATCGAAGGTAATAGATCTCACAAAACTGAAGGGATCTCGGAGCTTAGGGAGTAGGGCTGCAGGCACTAGGGGATATTTACCACCCTTCTCATACGTAACATCCGCTAACTTCTGCGCCCACGCATGTAGGAAAGTCTCCGCTTCATTCTGTACACCTATGAACTGTTTGATCTGGAAGTTAACTGTTTCTAAGTTATTCTTCCTCATTAGGTCTTCAGGATTCCTCCCCGCCTTCCACTCAGGATGATGGAAGTAATAGAAAGGAGCATCCCTGAGTTCTTCAGGTGTAGCTTTAAGGTATGGAGTAGCTTCTTTGATCCAGTGTTCAACAGAGAAGATCTTATAGTCATCCATGAAAGTGCTTTCGACAGCACGCTTTAGTCCTCTATTGAGAGCAGTAACAGGATTAACCTTCTCGACGGGCGCTACGTTGTACAGAGGATTGTGTGCAGTACCTTCATTCTTTAGAGTGAATAGATCTCCAGGATCTCGTTCACCTGCAAAGTGACGTCCATATCCTTCTATGGTACCGTCTCTGAAACCTTTGTCTCGACCCTCATAGCGAAGCTTGAGAGCGTTATCGAGATCTCCTATAGTCTTATTTCTAGGAACCAATTGAATAGGTTCATCTAGACTAAGCTTAGCTGCAGTGAATGTAGGCTTAGGCAAAGGTGCTTGGCCTATTTCTCGTTCACCGGAATCTACGAAAGCTCTATACGAAGGACTGGGAACTTCTTTCCCAACAAACCAACTGTGAACTTCATCAAAGTCTTTAGGAAGAGGATTGGCTGCTCTAGCTTCAGCTAACTTACCTTCTTTGATTAACAGACGTACTTTATCCAGCCGCTGAGCAACATCTCTACCCATTGCACCTAAATTGAAATGGGCAATAGATGTATCATCCTCGTAGATATGCCTTCTAGTCACAGAGTCAAAGGAAACTCTAGCTTGCTTAATAGTCCAATCATAATCGTGGTCAACAGTCTTAGGAAGCTTGATATCATTCCAAGAAAGAACTCTGCTGTTAGCCACATCAGTTACAATATACCTAACTCTAGCATCACCAATCTTAGGATGAAGATCTGCTAACAGACGATCCCCAGGATTAGTCACTTGCAAGACAGTCGCCCTTCCTTCGGCAATATCTTTCTCAAGCTTAGTTCTGAATGCTCCCCGAAGCTCGCCTGAATCTACAATTCTAAGATCTTGTCCAACCCTAGAGATGATCATACTATCTGAAGATGTGGGAAGCTTCTCTAATCTAGTTGCAATGACTGTAGCTTCCTTCATTGGAATAATCTTAGCAGACTCTCTAGCTAAATCGGGAATCTGAATAGTCCAAGACTTAGCCCCAATTCTATTTAGATTACTATAGGCATTCCGTACACGAAGGACTTCCTTAATCTCTTCCCCACGCTTGTAGGCGAAGTAAGCTGCAACCTCCTGCTCATCAGGTAGACGTTGTTTAACCCGTTGATAAAGATCTGAGAACTCTCCAGGACTTGTAGGCAATCTCTTGACTCCATCAGGACCAATGACTTCTCTGGCCTCATCTACAACATCACTCCATTCCTTCCACTTCTGTTTCTGAGGAAGGAAAGATGGACGCCAGCCTCTTAGAGTTTGAATATCTTTAACACTCTCTTCAATTATCTTAGTTAGTTCAGAAGGAGCATACGTAGCAACCTTACGGTTAAGCCTCTGTTCTAGACTAACAGTATCTTCAGGAGTTCTATACCTACCGAGACGATTGCTCCAAGCATTGAGCCAACTATCAGGAGTCTTAGATTCTGCGGTAGCAACTAAAGCATCTCTGATTACGTTGTCTGTCTCCCTCAAAGGATTAGTAACTTTAATATAAAAGCCTAGTCCCTTCTGTTCGACAATAGTACCTTTAAGACCATGCATGTTAGCGAAAGTCTCTGCAGTCTTAGGATTACTGAATAACTTAGCACCAGACTGTCCAAAGTGTATATCGACAAAGTAATTATTAGAAGAAGAATCTTTATAGGGAGTAGGTATATCTATAATAGTATTCTTAAGACCAGGATACTCCGCACCCATACGTTCAGCTATAGCTCTGATATTCTGTTCAACCTTAAAGATAGCAGGTAAACGTTCTACCTTAGCGATATCAGCTAGACCCGCGATCAGAGCTTCTTTAGCTGTACTATACTGCTCTACGAGTCTATTGACAAACTCTTGTCTAAACCTTCCGGGGTTAGCTTTAATAGAGTCTGCAGCGCCGCTGAATACAGCATGCATTGCGTCTCTAGCTTCCGTCAGAGGATTGACAGTGCCCTTCAGAGTCTTGACAACACCATCTGAAGCCGCAGCTATGGCAGCTTCCTTAATATCACCAGCAGCTTCTAACGTAGCAGCTTTAGAGTATATACCGTCTATTCCTGCACCAGGTTTAACGATAGCATCAATACCAGCACCATACGTAGGACGCTCAGGGACAACCATATCCTTGATAGCTTTATCAATCTGCTTAGTGAGTGCAGTAGTATCTCTAGCTGTTCTAACACCCTTAGCAAAAGACGCAGCAGTCCCCACTCCAGTCAAAATGAGAGGGGTGAATACGTTGTCTAGGAACTTATCTGAAGTGGACAATCCCACTACAGCATTAGCAAATTTAACGGCTGCAGTAGGGTTAGTCTTATTCAGACCGTCCATGATCCTATTGAATTCAGCCTTATACTGATCCCAGGGAAGTTGTAAGAGCTTTATAGCTTGTCGATCTAAATTCTCTCCGAGGAAACCTCCAGCGAAGAACCCAGTATCCTTTACTTGCCCTCTAAGCTTACCTTCTGTGTAGATCTGAGATAGCATTAACGCTTGGTCTAGCAACCAGCCAGGTGTACCTTGACGTTCGACTGCTGACCTAGAATTCTGAACGTGCGTAATAGCAAACTCTTGTTTAGCCTTAGCCATCTGCCCACGGAGCATATCTTCTTCAGTACGCTTAGGAATATCTCTCCTAGCATCAGGCATAATCGAGTCAGACATGAAAGACACAGAGTCTAGCGCAGATATATGCTTCTTAGCATACTCTTCTTCAATCACACTCCCAGGATCACTAGGCTTGTTGATGATTCGATCTTGAATGAACTGAAGATCTTCTAAAGTTAGAGGACGCTTAATTCTATTGCTAACCTCCCCGATAACCCGTTGAGCATGCAGCTGCTTCTCATAGTCAAGCTTAGTAGCGAGTTCTAGGCGCAGTTTCTTCTCGTTACCTCTGAGCAACTCACCGTAGACTTGCTCATAAGATTTACCTGCAGTATCGAGTCCGACAGATGTCTTATACGCGCGTTGCTGCGCGACCTCAGGAGGAAGAGGAACATCATACGTACTAGGTGTTAAACTAAGAATAGGCTCTTCAACAGGTACAGCAGTATTAAGTGTGAGGGGTACGTTCTCAACCATTACTAGGTCCTGAAGTCAGTCTTCCAAATGCTCCTGCACTGCCTAAGAGACTGCCACCTAGAGAGGTTAACCCACCTCCAATCTGAGAGATCATGCCAGCATCAGACTGTTGCATTTTAACTTCACTAAGCTGAGCGTTCAGATCAAACATATTCCTACCAAGCTGTAGGTTCTGAGCTATACCTGTAGCATTCCAAGCACCTTGCCCAAAGACCTGTGCAAAGCCTCCTTGTAGACCTGATCCTAATCCAGCGCCTTGGTGAGTTGCTGTTGCAAGAGCTTGTGCTCTAGCCCGTTGCACTGTTCTAATATTCTCTAGCTGCCTACGGCTGGCATCCAATTCCATTGCTTGTCTACGTACTGCTTCTTGCTGTTGCTGAATAAGAATGGCTTCCTTATTAGCTTCATTAGCTTTACTCGCACCAAAGATAGATACAGCTGTACCAGCAGCAACGAGACCTACAGCAGCAGCTATTAGAGGAAAGACCATTTAATTAAATCCATTCGTTTCCTGTTTCAACAACTGACCATCCGATAATATGAAACGGATCATTAGCATTATTTTCTATTCTAAATTGACAAGCCTTCCCATGTCCTCTGATCTTGATACGCTTAGGCTTATACTTGAAATTAAGATCGGACGAATTGAAGAACGTCTGTTCATCAGACCATCTGTCTGAACCAGACAAGAGCGCATAATCCCACTGACCTCTTATCTTATATGAAGTATCAAACTCAGACTCAGACAAGACATTGATATAATTCTGCTGGAACTTACGCGCAGCTTCTCCACGGACCACATATCCAGTCACAAAGAAACTGTTATACTCTTCCCCAGTTGCAAAAGATTCCCAGTCTAAGTAACTGTCTCTATAGTTCTGTCCCCAAGAGATTCTGTCAGCACCGTCGTTATAAGATACGAAGTACTTAATAACAGAGAAGACTTCTCCACTTCCTACAGAAGTAAAGGTGATAACATCATTAGCTCCATCAACAACATCATCAGCACCATCGAAAACATCGAGTTCATCAAATGTACCGCCGAAACCCTGAACATTAACAATAGAGTTTATCTTCACACCTGCTGTGCTAACAGACCAAGGAGTGAATGCTCCTGTTATCAGGTCTAAGGTTAACATACGGTTAAACATATACTTACCGCTTAAGCTTGAAGAGGTAGTAGCCCGATAGATCCATTGAATTCTCTTATCAAACTGATCGAATACGCCACGGGCAAACTGCTTACTCTCAGCAGGAATCTCTAAGAAGAAAGACCTAATTGAATTATCCGTAATAGACTCTGCTCTGAAAGAGTTAGTCTGAGGATCAATCTTAAGATAGTAGATACCCTCGAGATTCCACCAGTAAGGAATACCTTCAGCTAATACGAAACTAGTATGAGATACGTTGTTAATAGAAGATATCTTATGGATAGAATAGTCATTAGCTGTGAAGCCTTGGCCTTGTGAACCTGTTATTGCCCACACACCATTGGAAGCAAAGACAACCAATGTGTTAAGAACAGGGATCATCTTTACAATGCCGCCTGCCTCGATAATATCAATAACACCACCATCAGTAGGAAGAAGATCGAACAGCTGTTCAGAAGTAGGGTCATTAATTTGATAACATTGTCCATACTGTTCAGGTCTTTCTACAACTTGAGAAAAGTATATCTTAGAGCTGGTATGAGGAGCCTTAAGTCCAGAATAGAATACCCTACCTGCAAAGAAAGCAGAAGTAGCTACTCTCTGAGGGTTAATAGATTCGTCTGTAGCACCAGAGACCTTGGAACTCCTGTTGATATTATATAAACTATACTTAAAGTGTCCTTTAGGGGCTGGAGAGTTCCCTACAAATCTGTTGTTAATAGTAGCATTAGTAAAATCAAATGTATTGGTTGCAGTCTTAAAGTAATGTTGCACATCTGCATTAGATGGCATAGTTGTCTGTGCTGTATCCCATGCAGTAAGATTATCTACAGTCCAACCTTGGTTCTCAAGATTATATCTGTGACTGGCATTCAAAGCAGCTAAGGTTGATGTGGGCCTGCTGTCTATTTGCTCAGGATCTGCCGTATCCCCTTCAAAGTCTCTAATCTGAATGTCGATTACAGTTGTGGAGAAGGTATTAGAAGCAACATTGTAAGTTACGAAGAATGAATTCAAACGATCATTGGTGACAAATAGAAGACCATTGCCATCAGAGAATTGACATTCAATATTGTTAACAGAGGAAACACCTGAGGCTACGAATGCAGTTAGATCAATTACAGTAGCATGCTTGTTGGCAGATAGCCCGGAAGCATCGTTGACTCTGTAGAAATGTAGATTATCTCCAACCTGGACTGCGACAAAGGATACATCCCCTTCACCAGCTACGTCTGTCCATAGATAGGACGCCACTACAACGCCAGAAACAGTAGCGGTAAACTCAGCGAAACCACTCTCTAAATCGAAACCTAACCTGCGACTGGCCAATCCAAAATGATTAAACTCACAGTTAATAGTGTCCGTACAAGCATTCTCAGGAAAGTTTAATCCAGTTGCTTCTGTGATTAAGCCCTTAGAGAAGTTATTCTGAACGGATATCTTACGCTGTCTCGGCATGATGATCTTGAACTTCTACGATCTCTAAACCTCTTTTAGAAAAATACGTAGTTGCATGATTAAATAAAGCCTGAAACCCAGTGAACTTTTGTTTCAGAGGCTCAGGCAAAACACCCATTTCGTATCTAAACATCCAAAGATTGGTAATAGGATCTTTCATAGCATGAAGTCTGTTACCACCTTTGAATAAACGATAGTCGATTAATCCTGTTGCATCTTTTGTCTTCTCACCTGGTCTTTGCTTAATAACTAGAATACGATCATCACTTCTCATCTTCTCAATATGTTTATTGTCTAACATCTAATATTTCTACCATAATTGGGTAATTCATCAAAAGCCGATCTCTTTTCTAGAGTTTTAGTTCTTTGTAAAGTAATCCATTGTCTACGAGATTCTTTCTCTGCATAAGCATGAGGCTGTTGTTTCAGTTCGAAGAAAGCTAGAGACTTAGCCTCATTGAGAAGCAGAGGAAACTGTTGGTCATCTAACTCAGGAATGAAGACATCAGACATTGTGAATGCAGGGAGAGCTTGTCCAAAGCACATAGTCTTAGAAGCTTGTAAGAAAGTATCTGTACCACTATCGTAAGAATCAAATACGATATAGAGATCATCTACTACCGTACAATAAGTGGGGGCTATATTATTCTTAAAGTAGAATAACTCACCATTCAATGTCATAGTATCTACGAAAACTTCATCTGAATTATACTGATGAGTGAGTTCTAAGAACTGTTGTAGAGGAAGGATAGTCACATACTGAAAGATATCGGAGGGAGCCGTAACTGTTTCCTTGTTGTATTTAATCCATTCAATCGAGCTAATATCATCAGGTCTAGTCATTAGAACTGGCTGAGCAGCGCTGTTCTCAACTAGTTGAAAGAGCTTCTTACTCTCAGGAGGATTAGCCCTAGCAACCATGTTGTAGTAAGCTGTACGGATAACCTTAGCTACTTGTTTAGACTCAGTATTCTCCTCAATACTATTGACTTCCTCTGAGTCCATAGAAGAGAGGATGTTCTGAGTTAATTCTAATAGTGTATATTTCATTTACGTCGCCACGTTGTTGCTATGAAGTAGAAGCCAATAACAGAAATTACAACCCACCATAGATTGGCATCAGCCAAAGGATCTGTATTAAATATATGACAATCAATATTAACATCTCCTCTCACACCAGAACATCCATAGAAAGCTCCGATAGTCTTGTCCCACAAGAAGATCTTAGTTAGATAGGCTATCGGACCTGAAGCTGCTACAAGTCTCACAAAGCCATTAATACGTCTGGTTAATTTATCACCAGCCTCTGCTAAAAGGATAGCTTTGCGTGAGAGCGCAATCTCAAGTTCTAGGTTAATTTCAGCTTTAGAAGTCTCGCTATCAGCCTTAGCACGAGCCATCTTAAGCTCAGTTATCTTATTGATAACACTCGCTATAGGGCCGGCAAGACCTGAGAAGAAACCAAAGATAAGACTTAAGAAATTAAACATGTCAGCACCAATACCATATCGGCCACAGCCAAGACGCCCACCAATCTGGATCTACTGATCTACACATGCCTTATCCTTTTACGTTTAACGATTTCTGTATTCACCAAGTATCCATCAACCTTAACTGTATTGAGCCTACGTGCCCATTCTGTGACAAAGCCTTTGAAGATCAAAATACTACCCAATAAGATACCGCTCTTCCAATTAAAGGAACTTGCAATGCTATAAGACAGAAGATCACCATAATCTATAATAGAAAAGATTGTAACTACAAATCCGACGAATGCTTCAAGACGAGCTAAAAAGATAATTTCGGAATTGTTAAACCAACGCTTAATTGTTTCCCACTTAGTGGGGCGTTTTATTTCCCGTTCTGTAAGGGGCTTTACAACCCATTTACGCCGTCGTTTTCTTGGGAGTGAAGAAGGTTTTGATTCTGAGGAAATCTTCTTTGATGCCTTCATAACCACGCCTTCCTATATAATACCCTAAACCAAAACATACTAATCCGCCAATAACTTCCATACTGTTATCCTTTATACTTATTCAGAAGGGATAGAGCTAATTCTCTCCCCTCTTTAACACGTCTACCCCAGCCTCTGCCAAAGACAGGCCAAGTCTTGAGCCTCTTAAGAAAAGCTAGACGTTCCTCATAGATCGAATTAATTAGAGATGCAGGATCATGATCTTCCACCGCTTTGAGTGTGAT